ATCCGCCAGCGCCCGCCCCAGCGAGAAATTGAAACTGCGCGGCACTTCCGCAGCATCGGGACGAATCAGCGCCGGATGCATGTAAGCGCGCGAGATAAATGAAACGTGTTTTACGAGATATTTGAAAAAATTCAATTTTCGCTCCGCGCAATAAAATTACGCACAACGAAACGAACTTCTCCGCACGGCAATGACAATTGGCTACTAAAGCACCCTGCCAGCGTCAGATTCTAGTAGCCTTAGGGTTATCACCTTGGCCAGAACTGCCTGGCGCTTGGTTTCCTCCTGCGACATCGCCACGCGCTCCTGCATGGCAGTCTCGATTTTCTTGTCCTCACTCCGATGTCGGAGAAAGGCCCGATAGGACAACACGCCGCCAGCAATGGCTGCACACCCCAGCACACTCCCAACAATCATTTCAGGACTCATTTTCCCCACCAGTGCAGTCGCCAGCTTCTCTGCCAACCCCCCAGGTTGATCTCGATGAGCGAGCTACCGCTGGATACTAAAGCGCCCTGCCAGCGTCAGATTCTAGTAGCCTTAATATCCCATCCAGCGTTCTTGCATCGCTCATCGAAGAAACGTTGAGAGTGGTAGTTTTTCCATTCAGATGAATATTAACAGGTTGGACTGAGGATGCTTTACCAGCTTCACTTGGCGAACCATTGCCCGTATTGGCGAGCAAACTAAAGCTGGGAGTAGGGCGCATGGAATCTGAAGGCTGTGACGACTGTTTTCCATCCTTCTTGGCGCCTTCCTGAAGCGCCTGCCATGCTGCCGAACTGGCTATCTGCTGCGCCGCAAAGCTCCATAAGCGCGGGTTATCAGTCGGTCCCATCTTGCTTAGACCCGCAGATAGGGCTTTATTAAAAACCTCACTGGATGCCGACTTTATTTGCTCGTCTGTCGCACCAATTTTTCCTAACTCGGTGTACAAGTCGAATCCGCCGCTCGCACCTGGCCGGCCAACCCCGGCATTGCTGCCCATAGGCTGATTTGCCGATCGGGCCGCAGAATCAAGACTTTCTACCAGACCATAAACCTTAGCAGCGGCCCCATCGGCCTCTTCGCCGAGTGCGGCGATACCGCCAGCGGCATCATTTGCAGCACTTGCTGCCTTGAGCATCGCCTTTCCTGCGCTGTCGATCTCGACAGAGAATCCGTAAATTGCCGCTTGCGCCTTGAGTGTATCGCTGATCACACCGCCATTGGCAGCAATGGCAGCTTCAGCGTAGCGCTTGAATGCTGCGCTGACGTTCGCTAGTTCGGCCTTGGTAAAGCCACTTCCATTCCTGATGACATTGAAGGCCTCTTCAGCAGACTGAGCGGCTTTCTTGAGAGATTCCGGGCTAGCCATACCCAGTGTTTTAAAAGCTTCAGTCATAGAATTGATGCCAGGAGTGGCATTATCGACCTTGGCCCTGATGGTATCGAGGAAGTCAGCTACATCCTGTTTGGACAACCGGCCCGCTTCGCCAGCCTGGCGAATGGATACCGCCAAGCCTTCCAAGTCCTGCACGCTCTTCGCGCTATTTAGGCCGCCATCAAAGGCCGCTTTGATGATGGCGCCGGCGTTCTGTCCTGTTTCCTTAAGGCGTTCATAGCTTGCCTCAACAACGCCGATCTGCTGCGACACTTCGATAAACTTCGCCGTCATCCCGCCGGCCGACACCTCCAGACTTTGACCAAGCCCCTTCAGTGCTGCGTCGACCTGACCATTCAACGTAGCGGCTAGCTGCTGCGCTGAAATGTCCCCACGACTGAATGCCGTTTGGGCCATGATGCCGAAGTCGCTCAGCTCGCTGGCCGTCATCTTGTTTAGGCGATCCTGAATCGATGCCTGAATCTGAAGCCCAGTAGCCATTGCCCCCTGTTCAATGGAGCGCAGGCCATTGAGCATATCGCTAATGCCTTTGACGCTGGACAAATCGGCCTTCTTGACCATATCCACCAGTACATCGCCCGTCGCCTTGCCCTGCCCCTGCATCTCCTGCAATGCGCGTTGGTAATCCGTCAGCTTGAAGCGGGCGGCTTCTGTCTCCGTTACGACCGCTTTTGCAGCCTCTGCCGGACCATTTGAATCTACTGGCCCGAACAGTTTTTTGACCATACGGTCACTGTCTTCCGCTTCCTTCTTGGCCCTGAAGAATTCAGTTGTCGCACGGATAGCCAGTTCAATCACCGCCAGCCAGCCAAGGCTCGCCACAAAAGCCTTGGATGCAGTTGCAAGACGTGACATGCCCGTAGCCGCCGCCGTCGAGGCAGCGGCCAAGGCTGTTGTCTTTGCTGCGGCAGCTGTAGCCCCAGCCCCAACCGATGCAAGGGCGGGGGCCAGCGTATAGGCAGCAATCCGATAGGCGATGAATGCTTTGACGGCATTATCCATCACACCAGCCAGCGCTTTTATGGCCTCAATGGCGGTCTGAACAGCCTGTGCGGTCAAGATAAATCCATCAGCGATCTTCTTGGCCGTCTCTTCAAGTTCACCGGCTTTTTTCATCCGTTCGAACTCGGCCAGCAAGTCCTGCAATTGCCCAGTCAGGAAGTCCAGTACGCCGGCCTGGGCAATCATGTCGTAGAACTCAGCCAGCGCATCCTTGGCGTTCGACACAGCTCCCGAGAAAGTCGCCATCATCTTTTCCGAGGCGCCGGCATTCATCTTTCCTAACGCGTCGATCAGCTTGATGATAGTGCCGCGCCCCAGCTCACCGGCTTCGGACATTTTTTGCAGCTCGACAGTGTTTTTTCCGGTTGCCTGCGACAGCACATCCCAGACAGGAACACCACGTTCGGCCATTTGCAATATTTCGTCGCCCTGTAGCTTTCCCTTGGCCCAAGCCTGGCCGAGCGCCAAGGTGACACCAGCAAGCGCTTCCGTGCCGCCTCCCAGCGTTGCTGCCGTATCAGCCATAGCCCGCATCTGCTCCATGCTGGGTTGCAGGCCAAACGCCGTCAGCTTGACGAATGAATCAGCCAGCGCCGAGACTTCAAAGGGCGTCGTGATGGCCAGTTCCTTGATGTTGCCCATTGCCGTCTTGGCCGCTTCACTTGATCCGAGCAGACTGGATAACCGTGCCTCAAGCGTCTCGAAGGCGGCGCCGGTTTTGACGATATCCGCCGCAATGTTGCTGGCGGTATTCAAGCCGACCAGGGCGGCCACGGCAGAGACGGCCTTGCTTGCCATGCCCCCCATCGCCGATCCGGCAACCTGCGCCTCACTGGAAATTCCGGCGATGGCTGATTTGGCGCCATTCGCCGCACCAGGTATTGCGCTAACCTCGCTGCGCAGCTCCGCCAGCTTGGCCTTGAATCCGGCTATCGCCCGTTCCTGATCGGCGCCAACAATGCCAGCCCCCTTGATCGTGGCCAGCGCAGCCTGAAGGCGCTCTGTTTCAGCGCGAACATCCTTGAGCGGCTTGACGCCGAGCGTCTTGAAGGCAGCATCAATGGCATCGGCAGCCTTGGCAGCCTGACCCAGATCGAGGGCAGTTTCCTTGGCATTCTGCCCAAGGCTGTCCAGGCCTTTTTCAACGCCACCAATGGCCTTAGATGCACCGCCCGCATCGCCATCTATGACCAGGCCAACTTTCAATGATTCAGTCATCTCAAAAGCCCCAAGTATTCACTTACCGTCACTTCAATTTGCTTCTTGTCATCGCCGGAAATCCCCAAAAAAGGGCGGGCCGGGATATCACCCCAAAGGTTAGGAAAATCTGACCTGCTACCCCCAAATTGATGCATAGCGGCGTATTCCATTGAAGACCCAACAACCAGGCGGTTACCAGTTACCCTGTAATGAATCTGCTCACTCAGAGCACCTGTTTCACCAGTAAGAGGCCGTTTGCCCATCATGGCATCAATGCCTTTCTTTCCCAGCTTTCCATCTTTACGGTAATAGCCATTTTTATCTCCGATACGGACCTTTCCTTCCTTACGGGTGGCAAGGTTGGTAAAGGTTGCAAAAATTCCGCTCTTGTTCCGCATATATTCCATCAGCGTTACTTCGGTATTCGGTGCCCATGGCGTTCCATCAGGGGCTGTCGCGCTGGCGAAACGCTGGCGAGTACTCGCAACAAGGTTTTCACCAATGCCGGCGAGGCCGGGACCAAGGTTATTCATCCTCTGACGCATGCGCCGGAGAGCGGCCATGACCTGCTCGTCTTCGAGGGTGGTAGTGAATTGGGTCAATTTGGTTCAATCACATCGCCGGCTGGTGATCCCTGCGATTGGTAGAATTGGTAATTAATAAACCCTATGGCGCCTTGTCCCGAGCAGAGATTCTCCTCCATATTTCAGCATCGCTGATCTCACCTGCATGAGACATGGACTTGAAATCCGAAGCAACCAAAGTTACTGAACCCGAAGCAAGCAGCGGATTAGCATCTGCATCCGCCAGATAAAGGGTTTCACCAACTTTGTAACGAATGCCGTCACTCTTGATTGGCGTATTGGCCACGTATTTTTTTCTTGGAATCACTTTTTCGAACTCCATTCAACGCTGAGATTTTTTAGCCGGTGATGCCAGCTTTCTTAAGCTGCTGTGCCATATCGTTTCGTTCGACCCGCAAAATTTGAATTTCGGCGTCGATTTCGGAAATCATTTTTCGGCGTTCATCAGCGGGTATGGCATCTATCGGGAAGTCCATTTGATCGGCTAATTCACTCATGCGGGCCATGATGGCCGGCTTGAGATACCAATAGATCGCTTCCTCTGTAATATCCACAGGAACGTTTCTACCGCCTGTCAACAAACTGCCAGAAATATTCAAATTATTTCGTTCAACAGAGAAGAACGATGCATCGATACCACCGACCATATTGCGGACATGAAACCCAAAATTTCCGGATTTGCGGTCGATTTGGCGGGCGATATATTCAATAAATTCCTCCCGCGATACCAACGCATCGCCGATCTTTTGCCGGCGTTCCTGTAACTCAGCAATTTTTGTATCGGTGCGGTGTATGGCATCAACAATATCTTTGGCTACCTCGTTGACCTTTTTCAACAAGGATTTCAGATTTTCGCTCACAACAGTCACTCCCCGATGGCGTTAATTTTCTCGACGAACGGCATGTCGAGCGGTTCAATACAACCCGACTCAAGAAGCTGATCGGCTTCTTTGGTACTCAGTTCGATCAACGAACCGATGGGCAGGCGAATGCCATCCTTTTTGATGGGTTCGATAGTTTTGTATTGCATTATTTTTTCCTTCAGAATTAGATAATGAATTTTTCGGCGAGCATTGCCGCCTCGGCAAATGACAAGCTAGGGCAATCGGCATGGATTTGGCGCGCGCGGTTGTAGAGTGCCATTCGTTCGTCGCACACATCCCAGCCACGCGGGGCTTTGTACGGGGGAACGTTGGCGCCAAATGATCCGTTTTGACCAGCAAAGGCAATGAGTCCTGTAGAGGCGTCGCACTCGCTGAATTTAATTGGTTCAAGGTCTTTAAGAGCAGGTTGAACGGCCCCAAGAAACCCTATGTGACGAAGTGCCCATCCGCCCGATTGGTTCGCCCGTTTAAAGGCAGCTGACACGGTGTTATATGACTTTTCACGAACCATCTTGATTAGGCGATCACTGGCCTCGGAAACCGCATACAAAACGCCCTGTTTGACGAATAATTCCTTGACTTGACCATAAGCCGGCGCATCTGTTGCCGGGTGGCCAAGAACCAGGGGGGCTGTTTCACCAGGCAATCTGTGTTGGTAATTTGCAGCAATGCCTAGCAAATCAGCCTCAGTGAACCTCACTTGATGCCCAGACATGGCGGTATGTGTTCCCGCCTTGAAGCACTGAAAAATGCGGGTGTTATCGGTGCTCATCGTTCACACTCCATCATGGTTATTGACGATGTTTTCAATGGATCGATAGCTCATGAAATACCGCCGGGATAGTTCACTCGTTGCCTCCATGGCCGTTGCCCACTTGGTCAACTCATCGTATTCGGCAACGATCTTCCTGTTGCGCAACATATTCATGACCACTAAACAACGCGGGATATAGATTGACTCTGAGCCATACTCATTGATCAGGCGCAGGACGTTTTGCCTGCCGATCACCGCTACCAATTTTTCAAACCTGATCCGGCCACGTTCCGTGACACCTCTTGAAAACTTGTACTTAAGACCGCCCATCGCAGAAAACAGCGCAAAACCAGCCTCACGGCCAATCAGGCCGATGATTTCAACAGCGACATACGGCAACTTCGCCTCAATCAGCTTGAGCGTTTCGGCATCCAGACTATTGAATTCAGGCAGCACGTCGTTTCCCTTGGTTGCTTGGGGCCACTCTAGGGGGGAAAACCTTCGTTTTTTGGGGGGAAGCGTTTCGGTGTTACGACCGAATGAACAGTGCGAACGAATACCTGCACGCACACCGCGAACAGAACAAGCCGTTTAGACATAGCAGCATCGCGCCACAGTGCCGCCCTATAGCACCGACAGGGGATTTGTCACCCGCCCACAAAAAAACCGCCAGAGCGCGTTTCTGGCGGTTTTTGGACGGCTGGGCAGTAGTCAAATTTCCGGTGCTGCCCACTTCATTTCGTGCGGAGCACGACCGGGCAGCCATTCAAAAGCAAAACGTCCAGGATAGGGATTGTCATGCAGTCGTGCGCCGCGCTCTTCAGCGAAGGACTTCAGTATCTTGAACGCCGTGGCCACCTCCGGCGAACCTTCCGAATACGCATTCAGCGGCCCAGCCAGCAAAGCCAGCTCGCCCGCACTGTTCATATCCAGATCGCTGGCAAAATGCATCAGCAGCGAGGACACCAATCCTAGCCAGACCGACTCCGGCAACTTGCTCCCCGCCTCCGGATTTCTGAAAAGACGCTCCCGAATATTCCCCATGACGACATCGATATCGTCATGCAACTCGTTGTAAGGTTCCACTATCTTGGCGGCGATCCCGACCAACACCGACACGTCGACGGGCGCCCTCCGGTCGTCTGCATTCTCCGTAATCCGCTTGATGGCATGTATCTGCGCATCCACATCATCCACCATGCGATAAAACTGGTCGTGCAGATTACCCAATTTGGTCAGGCTCTGGTCGAGCGTCAATTCCCGCTTCACCGGCGCCATCATCACCACCTTGTTCTGCTCGTCTGACGGCTGAACTCCGCTTGATTCGATCCAGTTGGCCAGTGCCGTGGTCGCGGCGGTATCAATGACCAGATCAAGGAAGCGGATGGCGCGCTTGTTGAGCAGGCGGACCAGCATTTTGGTGCTGGCCAGATACACCTGGGCAAAGGCATCCCTGGGCTGCTGGTTGTCGAAAGCGACATCAATCGTGCGCATGAGGATCGGCAGCTCTTCCGGCGACCTGGCCAGGACATCCACCACCTCGCCATCGATCATCCAGGCTTGGCCTTCGTGCATGATCAGGCTGACCGTCTCGCCGTTGAAGTTTCCCGGCAGCAGGGTGTAGATGGTGGGGTAGTCGGTTGAATCGGGCGAGGTCGGTGCATTTGCGTCTGCCTCTTCCTGCGGTGTATCGCCCAGCAGCGGGGCGGCGGTGGGTGGCATCGGTGCGGCTGGCTGGGAAAATCCATCGACGACGGCACCTGGTCTGTTATCGCGCAGAATTGAGCGGAGCATCATGATTGTTGTTTGAGGAAGGGTATTAAGAGAAACCCCACGTACAGAATTTCCTTGGTTCAGGAGTGCCAGTTCACGGTCATCAAGAACCAGTAATTCAAGTAGCTTGCTCTTGCTTTTTGCTGCAAAAATTATATGACTACAGTCTGGTACCGCAAGGAATCGCACTGCCATAAGGATAATTCGTTTTGCTGCGTCATAACCAATACCGATTCTGTGTAGTGTCAGTAGCCACTCTTCGGCCGGCGTTCCTTCCTTCAAAAATGCCAGTCGCCTCCCCAGCTCGATAGCTGCGCTGGCTGTGGTCTGGATCAGGCTACGGCATTGTTCTTCGATATAGCCCCGGCCTAAGGTGCCTAATTCCGCTGCAAGGCGGCTGGACAGCTCGCGGCTGACGGTGATTTCTTGATTGGGGGAAACGGCTTCGGTCGACGTGCCTTGGGTGGCAGAAAGGGTGTGAGCATCCATGATGGACTCCTAGTTGATTGTTCAGTTCGCCACTGTTCAAGGTGGCGGCCAGGTGGTTGAACACCGCAACTAGACGGCCTATGGATTTTCCCTTTCGGGTCTTTTATAGCCACAGACACCCGGCCATAGAAGATTTATGGCCGCAAAAAAACCGCGTTGCTATCGTGCGCGGCTGCCGCTAGTTGAGGTGTGTTCAGCACCAGGGAACATCATACCCCATGATCTTCAGCGCTCGCAATCCATGTTTGATAAATATTTATCAAATGGCGTCGACGCCTTTAGATAAACTGTTATCTCCTTTAGTCGACTATAATTGATAAATATTTATCAAAAGGCGCCAACGGCGCATTTCGAGGAATGGCTATGCGTATCCATGTGACCCACAACGACAAAGTGACAACCATTTCTATAGATGACCAGCTTGTCGACTATCTTGGCGCTATCCTGGTGAAAGATGATCCAAAATCATGGGAATATAAGAGTGGCAATGGGCAACGCAAGAAAGCAATAGCCAAAATAAAAAGACAACTGGCCGATGATGCTTCATACGGTTTGCTGCCAACCAAGAACCTGAGCCAACATGTTAGAAAAATGGTCATCAAATGGATTGCTCATCCGGCTATTTTGAAAATTCTTGCTTATCGAAATCCCCCTGAGAAGAAGACGCGCGCCAAGAAAGGTGACGTTGACAAACCTTTAACCGAGGATGGCCAAAAGGCTTTTGAAGAGTTGGCCGCCATGCAGATCGGTCGGGGAAGAAAGCCAAAAAATAGCAACTAAATCCAAAGCGGTTCGGAGTTCTATGCTGCCTTCGGCCTGCCCGGCACCGGCTTGGCCGGCGTCACTGCCTGCCGCCTGAATCTTCGCCAGTCCCGCGCTTCGTCCAGGGCGTCTGCTGCTCGTTCAATCGCATTCTTTGCTGACCACATCAGCAAGCTGGCATCCGACTTGAGCACAAACGATTGACGCAGGCCGTTCGTGTAATCCGGCCCATCGATCACCCCTGAATCTTCCAGCCGGGCAACCAGGTGCATCAGCGCCCGCCCCAAGCCCTCAATCCGGCCGGCCAGCTCGTTCAGTTCGTTTGCAGTCATGGCACACCTCCTTTGCGGTTTCGTGAATCCATTCTTGACCACGAAATCGCCGCTGAAAAGGAGCAAAAAAAGACTATTTTTGGAGGGTTTCGATTTCCAACCAGGTCAAAATCTGGCCGAATTTGGAAGGGTTGCGAAGCCCTTCCTATTCTTCCCTTGCTGTCCCATGCCACCTAATAGCGGTTCGTTTCTACGAATGAAGCAAACCCTGAGCCAACATTGGGAGGATATAACCATGGCACGAGCAACCTGTATCGACAGCATTCCTGAAGGCATCCGCGATCAGTTGATCAAGCGGCTTTTCGATTCAAATTTTTCCGCTTTCCGCGAGCATGAAGAGTGGGCCGCCGGCCTGGGCTACAAACTTCCAAAGAGCGCGATCCATCGCTTTTCACAGTCAATCGAGCAGCAGCTCGCTGAACCTGAAATACGCCTTCGCGTTGCCCAGGTTGCTGCCGGATATTCGAGCGCAGATTCAATCGTCGAAAACTCATCGGCGCTGCTTCGCTGGGTAGTCACTGCCCGATAAAACCGACTGAAAAACGAAGGGCCAAAATTGGCCCCGTTTCTTTTTCGTGTCACGAAATGAATTTTCAGAACCCATTCCGGTTCGTGTCGACTTTTCCCATCGAGTCTCGCAATTATCTCAGCAACCCCGTTTCATTTATCTCGTTCCTGATCACCAGCCGCCAAAAAGGCA